GTTCCGATGCGTACCCCGGGTGTTGAAAAACTTCCTGACCGTGCGGTTAAATTCATCGATGTTGTTGGTCGTGGAGTTACTAACAGTAACCGGGTTACTTGGGTTGAACGTTCGGCACGTACTGACGGAACCGCAGCCGTAACTAATGATTACAGCCAGTACGGCCAGAGTGACTTTACATGGATACAGAAAGCTGCTGAAGTTGAGAAGATCGGAACATTTATCAAGGTCACAAATGAGGCCCTGGAAGACTGGGACGAATGTCTGACTCAGATCAGAACTGAACTGTTCCCGATGGTTGAACGTGCACTCGAAAGTGAACTGTATTCCGGTAACGGAACAGCCCCGCACCTGGACGGGATTATAACATCAGCTCAGGCTTATGCTGCAACCGGACTAAATTCAAAGGTGGCTTATCCTAATACCTTTGATGCTATCCGTGCTGCTGCTTACCAGTGTGCTTATTACGAGTATGTACCGAATTTCGCATTCCTGAACCCGGCTGACTTCGCAGAAATGGAAATGAGTAAGAACTCCAATGGTTCTTATGTCATCCCTCCGTTTGCTGCTGCTAATGGCATGACAGTTTCCGGTCTGAGGGTTGTTCAGAGTTCACGTGTAACTGCCGGGCAATTGCTCGTTGGGGACTTCTCAAAGATCACCCTGTATATGAGGCGTAACATCGAGGTCAAGATATGGGATCAGGACTCAACTGACCCGGAATATGACCTCAAGACTATTACCGCTTCTTGCCGTGCAGCCGTGAAATATCCGGCTCCTCATGCTTACGCATTCGTTTACGATGCTATCAGCGATATAACAGCAGCCATTGAAAAAGCAGTAGGTTAATGAAAGGAGGTATGAAATGAAAAAGACATTATTTGCAATTTTCGGATCATTGGCAGTTATTGTGACTGTCCTTATTCTGACCTCTGCTTCCGGCACTACGGCAAAAGGGCCCGTAACTTTAGGGGTGAACAATTCGGTCTATACCTTTACGCCCGGCGCCTCTGAATATCTTGGAGGTAAAAAAGGTAAAGATACCCTGACATTTGAAATCGTATCAAATAAGGTCGGGCCGGTGACAGCTGTATGTTTTGTCGACGTATCAAGTCGTAAAGGAACAACGGATACTTACAGTTATAACCTTGCAGGTAAACATTTTCTGAATGATAGTTATACAACCATAAATAATCAGGCGGCTAAATACGCTGATTTAGTGGTTGCTGATACCTTAAATGCCTCTGAGAGAGATAATAATAAGTATTACAGGTATTTCCGTATGACGCTGGCAACAGATAACAATTGTGCTACTTCGGATAGTATTATTTTTTCTGCGATCAGTTTCAAGGTCATGGAGTGGTAGTTAAATGATGATTGAAGGGGGCAGCAATTGAACCCTGCTCCCTTCTTTTAAAAAACTCAAAAGATGTTAAAAAGAATAAGGTTTATAAAAGACGAACACTATCCAAACGGACGGGTAGATAAAAAGGGAACTGAAAGGTATGTTACCAGTCGGACGGCTCAGTTACTTATTGAATCCGGTCACGCTGAATTGATCGGACAGGAAACTGAGATCATTGAGCCGGAGCCGGAGCCGGAACAGGAAAAGGCACAGATAATAACCAAAGAGGAAAAGATTACCCGTAAACGCAGGACAAAAAAGGTTAAGTAATGGAACTTGTCGTATTATCAAAAGACATTGAGGAGCCGGTAGCGGTTGACGACGTTAAAGCGATCATGGGTTATCCTTCATCGGATCAGGATGCGATAATCTTCCGTATGATCCAGACGGCCCGGCAATGGCTCGAAAACAGATGTAGCCTGTCAGTTGTCAACAAACAGTATAAAGCATATTTCGAAAAAGAGGATGCTGTTGACGGCTTTTACGAGTTACCTATCGTACCCGTACAGCCAATCCCTGCAATAACTGTTTCCGTTTGCGGCACTTCGACAACATTTGAACAATACGGTTTGAAACGGGTACGGATTGCACCTGATAAGTTAATTGGCACCATTGCAATAGGAGCAACAGCAGAGATTTATTATGTTGAGGTGATCTTTAATGCCGGCGAAAAGAACTTAACGGCAAATGAGATCATTAAACGGATAGTCTCGACAATGTTCAATCAGCGAGAGGATGGCGCCGGGGAAGGGGTACATGAAGGGCGAATACCTTATGACACATTAAGACTTATTGAAACAATTGACCAGAATACAGGATTTTGAAAACAGGACGGTTAAATACAAGTATTTCTATTTATGAGCTGACTTCGACGACGGACTTTTCCGGTGATGTGTCTGAAGTCTGGACGCTGGCAGGGACAGTTAGGGCAGAAGTCACACAACTTGACGGATCACGCTTTTTAAATGTTACAGAACTGGTTGATAGGGTCATTTATAAGATCGTAACCTGGAATAACAATTATGCAAATAATTTACGGGTTGTTTACGGATCACTGACACTTTATCCGATGCGGCCACCAACAATTAATACAGATCGATCAGGACGGGAAGTAATAACTATTTACGGAGTAACAAAGCAATGATAAAAAGCATTCAGGTAGAGGGCATAGAGGAGTTAAGAGCAGACTTTCGAAGGTTCGGAAAAGAATCTGATAAGGCTGTTAAGCGTGCTGTTGACCAAACTGCGCAGGCTATTGAAACAGATGCAAAGCATAAATTAATAAATGATAGCCATATAATAACCGGTCGCCTGGCTGCCAGCATACACGGAGAATACAAAAATGGACAACGATATAATTACAAAGACAATAAAGGAAACTCTTATGACGGGTCACTGAATGAAAAGATCGGCAATCTGGAAGCGGTTGCGGGAACAAATGTTCATTATGCCCCATACATAGAGTTTGGAACAAAATATATAACCGGGGATAGTTACCTCGGTCACGCAGCATTGAAACAGGAAAAGAAATTTAAAGACAGGATTGAAAAGGAACTTAATAAACTGATAACTGAGGCAACTAAATGAGTACGGCATCCGTAGATATAAGTTATGATCTGATAGACGGCATCTATGATGTACTTTACGGCAACGTAATCTACGAATTGGAAACAATTCCGGTTTATAAGTCAGTTCCCAAGACTCCGGCTTCGGTTTATATCCTGATCGGAGATGTGTTAGGTTCAGAGGACGGGACAAAAGACGGGTTTCTGTATTTCGGGACAGTTCAGGTTATTGTTGTTGATGAATCGGCTCACTGTGCAGACCGCAAACAATCCCAGGGCATCCTTGGAGTAGTCCGGGGACTATTAAAGGCAACCAAACCGGTTACATTCACCTGCGGGAGCCGGACACTGGTGGTATTCTCGCATGAATCACTCGTCCCGGTTATTGAATATGCTGATAATTCGATTATAAGAAGCAGACTTATAGATATTTACAATTACGTTCTTGAATAACTTTAATTTAAAATAAGATGGCAAAAATTAATGGTACTTTGATGTGCATAATAAGCGGTAGTGACAAGCTCCTGCATATAGATAATTGCACACTTAATGTAAATGTCAATCTCCCTGATGCCTCAACAAAGGAATCATCCGGATGGGCTGAACACATCGATGGGCAAAGGGACTGGGAAATAACTTTTGACGGCAAATATGATGAAACCGGTACGGGGATCACGCCTGATGAAATTCTGGCTGCTATCATTGCACGTTCGGCAGATACGGCTATGAAGTTTACTACCGACGGGGCCACAGGTGCTGCAGGTTGGACAGGTAATGGGACCTACCGGAACTTATCACTTGCTGCGAACATGGAAACTCCGGCTACGTTCTCGGTGTCGATCAAGGGTAATGGGGCACTGGCTGCAATAGCTTAGTTATGGCAAAGATTAACGGAACATCGGTATTGCTGTATGCTGACGGGACGGTTATTGCCCTGCAGAAGGGATTAAACATATCTGCCGATGTTGACCTGCCGGATGCAAGCAATAAAGAGTCTGCAGGGTGGGCAGAGCATATACAGGGGATGCGAAATGCAACTTTATCCTTTGATGCTCTTTATTCCACAACCGGGAAATCAGCAGCAGCCCTATTGGCTTATATAACAGGCCGGTCAAATATCCTCATAGCAATTGTCGGGGGGTTCAGCTATCCGATTCTCGGGGAGGTTAAAATGAACTCATTGAGCCTGACAGGAAATAAGGAGGAACCGGCTGCACTATCCGGGAGCCTGAAAGTAAATGGTAAACTTTATCAGCTCAAAGGATCATCGGCACAGCTTGTGACGGATCCTGATGCAACGGGTACGGATTATGACACGTTTACAATTTCTGGTATTGCTGTTACATCTGCAATCAATCTGGATGGTACGGCCTATGCCCACAGTAATACATTTTCAATCACTTCCGGGGATATTGTAAAGGTTGCGGTTTACGTGACTAATAATTCAGGGGCGGCGCCCACGGTTGAACTTTGCCAGAGCGGAGGATTAGCAATATCAAATGTTGAGCAACTTGTCAACGGTTTAAATATTGTCACTCTTACCGCAAGGGATACACAAACGGCACACTTGACGTTCCGTAATGCGGTAGCGGCAAATTTCGCACTGTCAAATATCTATTGTTTTAAAGATCCAAACTGATGAAACTGGCTTTCAAAAATAAATGGTCATTTGGTTATAGGGAGAAAGATATTCCTATCCTGATCAATATGGGGACATTGGAGGCGGTTTGTAATATGATCGGTGTTGAGTTTTATAGCCTGACTGACAGTATGAAAGATAAAAGCACTGATTTTTTTATTGCGCTTTTATACCAGGGATATATTACAGCATGTAAGGAGAGCTACAAAAGACCGAAATATAAGTTTTTACATGCTGTTGTATGGTTTGAATATATCAGTCAGAAGTCACAAAAGGAGCTTGTTGATATGGTTCAGAACTTCATTGGCAAGTATCAGGTAACGGATAAAAAAAAAGAGACAGCGAGCCAGTAAAGTTGACATGGTTCGATTTACGTTCTTTCGCACTCGGAGAATTAGGATGGACAGAGGAAAGGTTCACACGATCGACACTCTTTCAATATAACCTCGCTGTAAGTGGTTATTGGCGTAACTGGGAGCGGAATACGGCATGGCTGATGAGAGAGATCGTTTATACTTTGATTGCCGGAAATGGCTTTATAGACGCTCATAATAAGCCTTCAAATAGCAGGGCGATAATAAAGATAAGTGATGATGAGAAAGCAGAAGAGATCAATAAATCAAAACGAAAAGCACCAACAGCGGAAGAACTGGAAGCGACAAGACAGGAGTTACTTAATTTGATGAATAAGAAATAAATGGGATGGTTTCGTAATCTGGTTGTAAAGATTACCGGCGACAAGTCGGGACTGGATAGCTCGCTGAAAGGGGCTGAGAGTTCTATTTCCCGATTTGGCGGAGCTGTTAAGAAGATCGGTGGAGTTATTGCGGCAGCTTTCACGGTGGGTGCAATAGCAAATTTTACAAAAGATATTATCGGTCTTGCTTCGCGAACCGAAGGTGTTAAAGCAGCTTTTGACCGATTGAATAATCCTGAGTTATTAATGTCACTCCGGAGAGCAACGAGAGGGACGGTTTCTGATTTACAGTTAATGCAGAAAGCTATTCAGGCGCAAAACTTCAAAATACCTCTTTCACAACTTGCAACATATTTTGAATTTGCCACAAAACGTGCTATTCAGACCGGGGAATCAGTTGATTATCTTGTTGATAGTATTATTATGGGTATCGGACATAATTCACCTCGTGTACTTGATAATTTAGGCATATCACTTGCGTCTTTGCAAGAAGAAATGGAGAAGACCGGGAATATTAGTACTGCCGTTGGAAATGTTATCCAAAAAGAATTAACCGCAATGGGTGATGTGGCTGATACGACGGCAACAAAGATGGCATCCATTAAAACAGCTATTGAGAATATTAAAACCGGGATAGGGATGAAGATAACAGAATCTTCATTTTTTCAAGGTTTAACTAATTGGATAAATAATATCGGCAAGTTTGCTCAAATACCTGGAATGAGTATAGTTCAGGCAATATATGGGGCTACATTCAAACC